CGACAAATTCGATGTATGTGATGTACTGGAATGAGTATTTGTCCCGTATGTATTCAACACAATCGCGGGTGGTTAAAATGACGGCGGTTTTACCCGTAGGAGAATGGTTGAATTTGAATTTGAACGATACCATCGCCATTTCATCCAATTACTACAAAGTGCAATCTATCAAATACGATATGTTGACCGAGATTGCCAACCTTGAATTAGTTACCTATCCGAATGTTGAGATATTGAGTTTCACGACTACGGGGCAAAAACCCGATTTTACAAACCCAGTGGGAACACCATTTGGGCAAACTTATTTGAAGGATTATTCGGTGGCAAAAGGCATCATGAACTCGTACAAGTTCAACGGCCAAGATTATTTGGATACCAACCAAGACATTGACTACAATCAAAATAATGTGTTCAGTTTGGTTCAGCAGGTTGAAACATTGCAATCCATTGTTCAGTTTAACCAAATCACTATGTATCGAAACACTTTGAGTGCGCCATCCACAACCGATTCCACCACATGGGCAACCATACCAATGGAAGCCCAAGAATCAATTGGTTATGTCGACAATATCACCTCGACACTATCCCCATCCAAATATGTATGTACCGATGGTGGTCAATACAAGTTTTGTGCAACTGTCGAAATGGAACAATCGGGAAACAAACATACACAAATAGCAATTTTGTTGAATGGAATTCCAACAACGGCCATGGCGGGAACTTCTGCGGATTACGACATCGAGTATTTTAGTTGCATTTTGGATTTAGCACCGACCGATGAAGTGACCTTGGCATGGAAGCCAAAGACGGGTGGGATGCACACAGTATATTTCGACAATTGTAACTTTTTAGTACTTAAAAAATGATATCACTTATAATCAAATTGGCACAATCCAACGATTGGTATGGGGTTTCCGAGGTGGTTGAAATCGCCAAAGGGAAGAACCAATACAAACAAACTTGGAAGCAAACCACAAAACACATTAAAAGAACAATCAAATCATGGCCGAAGAAATTGAATACGAAGTAAAAGTTGATACATCGGGTGTCAAACAAGCGGAAAACGCGTTTACCCGTTTTACCAACAAAGCATCCCAAGCGTTTAGCGGACTTGGTACCAAGGTCAAGGATGTAGGGGAGAAATTCAGTGAGTTGCCTGGGTCGGTTGGTAACTCCGCATCCGCATTGATGGGATTGGGGCGTTCTATGTTGGCATTGGTAGCCAACCCAATTGGTGCGGTCATCGCAGGATTAGTAGGTGTTTTTGTTGCACTCAAAGAATCTTTGTCAAAGACCGAAGATGGGATGGATGCCGTTGCCCGTGTTACGGGGGCATTCTCGGCATTAGTCAAACCATTGGTTGAAACTGTATCTTCATTGGCCGTAGTGTTGGTTGATGGGTTAGGTTCGGCATTGGAGATGGTATCGAATTTGTTTGGTGGTGCTGCGGAAGAAGGTCGGAAACTTGCCGACTTGAATGACCAATTGGAGGATCAAGAAATTGCATTGGCGGAACTTCGTGCCAACCAAAATAAACAATTGGCACAAGCCCGTGAATTGTTATCGGATTCAAACGCGGCGTTGGGAGATAGAAAAAAGGCACTTGACCAAGTACGCAAAAGTGAAACCGATTTGGCATCAAAGGAATTAAAGTTCGCCCAAGACCGATTAAAGGCCGCGAAACTTGACCAACAAGTAAATGGGGCAACCGAGGAATCCAAAAAGAGGATAAGCGAAGCGACTATTGGCGTGGCAAATGCCGAAACCGAATTGGCGGCAAAACGGAGATTGTTTAACCGAGAAGAAAAGAAATTAAATGCGGAGGCAGAACAAGCGGCAAAGGAACGGGCGGCAAAAGCCAAGGAGTATTCCGACCAAAGAGCAAATGCAGCCAAAGACATACGAAGTGCGGAACAAGCCAATTACCTTGCAGGAATCCAAGATGATAAAAAGAGGGCGGAGGAACAAGCACGATTGGAAAAAGAAAATACCATCCGTGAAATCAAAGCGGGGGAATATACCGCAACCGAAAAAGCACGATTGAAGAAAGCGGCGGAAGAAAAATACCAATTGGACATAACCAAAATTGCGTTGGATGCCGAAAAGAAACGCGAAGAAGAATTAAAAGCGTTTAGAGAAAAAGCGGCACAAGATGAACAAAAGTTCATTGATGAGGCATTCGCATTGGAACAACTCAAAGCCACGCAAACAATCCAAAATGAAAAGGATTTACAAGATGCGTTGCAACAATTGGAGATTGATCGATTACAAAACCAAATCCAAGCCCGAAAGGATGCGGGGCAATCCACAACCGATTTGGAATTGACATTGGCCAATAAGCGAATTGACATTGCCAAAAATGAGGAAGCGAAAAAGAAAGATTTGGCACAAAAAGAATTCGACACCAAAATGGCGTTATACGATGCAACATCAAACGCATTGACGGCCATAGGTAGTGCCATCGGAGAAGAAACGGCAACGGCAAAAACATTGGCGGTTGCGGGTGCAATCATTGATACTTATGCGGGTGCAACCAAAGCCTTGGCGGCGGGGGCGGGAACTCCCGTTGGTTATATTAACGCTGCGGCCATTATCGCCACGGGGTTGGCAAATGTTCGTAAAATGACGGCAACGCCAGTGCCAGGGGCAAACGACACGGCATCCACGCCAAGCGCAGGGCCAAGTGTTTCCATCGTTGGTGGTTCGGCCGACCCATCGGCACAACTTGCACGGAGTTTAGCAAGTCAACAACAAAAGCCAATTAAGGCATACACCGTGGCGACCGACATGAGTACACAACAAGCACTTGACCGCCGTATTCAACAAAACGCAACATTCCCTGGATAATCCGTTATATGTAATATGAAAACATCATTTGAAAAATTCATGGCTTCCGATGCCGTTAAAGTTGAGTTAGGCGAAGTAAAAGTAGATTTGGCATTGGTTGATGATGCAAATGCACAAGTTGTTGCCGTTAGTGCAAAATTGGATAAGGCCTTGAAAAATGCCCGTACTTTGGCGATGTTGTTTAACGAAATCAATCGTGATGCAAAAACAGCCGACAAAACGATTGAAATGGGTATTAAAGCCGCAAAAGATTTGGGTGTGGACATTTCATCCTTCAAATCACTTCGTGATAAATTGAAAAATTATAGTGCCATGGCCACGAAATTTGAATCGGCCTTAATCGGTGGATAATGAGAATTGTTGAACTTATATTGGATGAACAACAAATGGCAAGTGGCATTGATGCGATAAGCATCGTTGAAGCCCCCGCCATTGAATCCAATTTTGTTGCGTTAAAATCCCATGAAGTAAAGTTCGCCAAAGTCGATAACGAAAAGCGAATTTTGATGGGGCCGATTTTGATTCCCGACAAACCCATTTACCGCAAACAAGTGGTGGATGGGGAATTGGATGAATTTTACATTTACTTTTCCAAGAACACTGTTGCCAAGGCATCACAAATGTATTTGATGAACTCAAAGCAAGGGAACGCAACATTGGAACATGAAGTTGAATTGAACGGATTGTGCCTTGTGGAAACCTGGTTAAAAGAGGATATGGAAAAGGACAAATCGGCCATCTATGGAATGAATGACCCAATCGGCACATGGATGGGTTGTTTGAAGGTAACCAATGACGATGTTTGGGAAAACTATGTTAAGACGGGCAAAGTCAAAGGGTTCTCCATCGAGGGTTATTTTGCCGACAAAATGAAAATGAGCAAAACTCCAAGCGTAATTGATGAAATCAAGGAGATGCTTATAGAATACCAAAAATCTAACAACAATAAATAATAAAGTTTTATGAGTATGAAAGCAGAAACAATTTTGGATCGCATCATGGTGAAACTCGGCATTGCCGAAGAACCCGTTGCGGTTGAATTGGCACAAGTTAAAACCGAGGATGGTCAAGCCATCTTTGAGGCCGATGCCTTTGAAGTAGGTCAAGCGGTATTCATTGTAACCGAGGATGGTAAAATCCCCGCCCCACAAGGTGAATTCATTTTGGAAGATGGTAACAAAATCGAAGTAGACGAAAACGGAACAATCGTTGAGATTGCCAAGAAGGAAGAAGAAAAACCCGAAGCCGAAATCGTTGAAGAAGAAGTTGTTGCCGAGGATATGCCAATGAAAGACCAAATCGTTGAGGAGATGGCCAAGCCCAAAAAAACTGTGAAAACCAAAACCGAGATGGAAGAATCATATTTCTCCGCACAAATCAAAGAATTGGAAGCGAAGTTTGAAGCCCGTTTGAGCGCATTGGAAGCCGAAAAGGTTGCATTGTCAGCACAAAATGAGGAATTGATGGAGAGATTGTCCAACGAACCCGCCCCCCACACCGCATTCAACCCCGAGGCAAACGCCACCGAAAGCAAGTTGCTTTTCAAATTGGGTGCCAAGCGTGAAGAAACTATCAAAGACCGAGTATTTAACCAACTTTTCTAACAACCACAAAAATGAAAAATAATCTTATCAAAACCCATTTGAGTGGCCCAACTGTATCGCCAAATACCTACGCGGGTTTATTTAGCAACAAATACATTGCGGCCGCCCTTTTGTCTGGCGAAACCTTGGCAAAAGAATTGATTACATTGCACCCCAATGTAGCGTACAAAGAAGTTATCCGTAACTATCAAAACTCAATCGACATCGCCGCTGCGACTTGTGATTTCACCGATTCAAGTTCAGTAACTTTGGGCGAATATGTGTTGACCACCACCGAGAAGCAAGTGAACTTGCAGTTGTGCAAAAACCAATTGCGTACAACATGGGAATCTGCACAAGCGGGATTCAGCGCATTTGAAAAAATGCCCCCAACTTTTGAAGAGTTCGTAATTGCTCAAACCGCTGCTGAGGTTGCCCAAGCCAACGAAATTGGTATTTGGAAATCAAACCTTTGGTACACTGGTGGTATGGTTCAATACCTTATCGACAATAGCGCAATCACTCGTCCTTTCTCTGGTGCTACAACTGGTTCAAATGTTGTTGCTCGTTTGCAAGAGGCTTTGGATTACTCACCCGCCGCATTGTACGGAAAAGAAGGTTACCAATACTATGTTGGCCCAGGCACAATGAAAGCCTACCAAGCCGCATTGTCTGCTGGTAACTACAACTTCCAATTCTATGTTGGTGAGAAGCCAATGAACTTCCAAGGTATCCCCGTAACCATGTGTCCTGGGCTTAACGACTACGACTGCGTATTGGGTATGAAGAGTGATTTGCACTTCGGTACTGGTTTGTTGAGCGACTACAACGAAGTGAAGGTTATCGACATGAGCGATATCGATGGTTCACAAAATGTTCGTGTAATCATGCGTTTCACTGGTGGTATCATTGCAACCAACCCAACTCAACAAGTTGTAATTAATGTAACCTAATTTGAGGTAAAACATAAAACTATGGGGTGGGCCTAACACCCACCCCTTTTTTTTAACCATATAATATATAAGAAAATGCCAAGTTGTGGAACATTATTAGGAAGATACGAACCATGTAAACAATTTGTTGGTGGTTTGAAAGGTGCGTTCTTCGTACCATTTGAATTTGCTAACCGCGTAACAAAAAGCGTTAGTGGTTTGGTAACCTTGATTGACAATGGTACAAACACCACCCCAATTTCAGCACCTTTTTGGGAGTTGAAGGGTTTGTCAACCATGGAAACCGCCGTGATTGCATCACGCGACAACGGAACAAACGCATACGAAACAACCTTCACTTTGTCATTCAAGCCAAGTGGTAAAACTCCCGTAACGGGCGATGCCGACATGGATACTTTGAAAGTATTGGCACAAGGTAGATGGCAAATCATCGTGTGGGATAGAAACGACCAATTTTGGTTGATTGGTGAAACCCTTGGTTGTGATGCCAATGGTGGAACTTCATCATGGGGCGTACAAATGGGCGATGCTCGTTTGAACACTTTGACTTTCATGTCAAGCGAACCCAACCCACCTGCACCCGTTGATGCCGACAATTACTCCGAGATTTCGAGCGTAATCACTCCAGTTTTAGCGGCTTAATTTTAGTTTAGTTCATAGATTGACGGAAGCCCTCACCATTGGTGGGGGTTTTCTTTTTGCAACAAAAAATCAATTTGACGTTTTATTGATATGCACATTAACGATACATCCACCACAATCACATTCACACCATTCGTGGATTTTGAGGGCGTATCAACCGCAACCATTGAGGTATGGCACAAACCAACCAAAACAATGGTATCAACCACAACCGCTTGTAACAAATCATACTCCTTCATCACCATGAATTTGCCCACATTGACCAACATCGATGCGGTGGCAAAGAATACCGATGAATTGTTGTTTCGTGTTTACAACGGAAATGTGTTGATGTGGGAAGCATTGGGCTATTGGATTACGGGAACGGCAAACATTTACAATACTTGGAAGCAGTTTACAACGACGGCCCCAGGAACACCGAATTGGAAAACCTTATGAATTTAGATTTTATACAACTTCAATCATATACCGCGCCATCGATTATCGAGCAAAAGAATCGTGATTGGGTGCAATATGGCGATGATAACAACTATTATCAATACTTGATTGATTTGTACCATTCAAGCCCCACGAATAACGCTTGTATCAAAGGGACTGTTGACCAAATCTTTGGAAAAGGATTGGAGGTAACAAAGGCATCACGCGATTTGCCTGGGTATATCGAATTCAAAAAGTTGTTTTCCAACGATGATATTCGTGCCGTTGCAATGGATTTGAAGATGTTGGGTCAAGCATCATTCCAACTTGTGAAGTCAAAAGACCGCAAGAAGTATGTGATGGCCAAGCATTTCCCCCAACAAACCCTTCGCCCCGCCAAGTGCAACGAAAAAGGGGAAATCGAGAAATACTATTATTGCCCCGATTGGGCAAACATGAAGCGTAACCATCAGCCCAAGGAGTTTCGTGCCTTTGGGTATGATCAAAGTGCGAATGAATGTATATTGACAATCAAACCATATTCAACGGGTTCGTTTTACTTCGCACCCGTGGACTACCAAGGAGGTACGCAATATGCCAACTTGGAGGCGGAGATTTCCAATTTCCACATCAACAATATCATGAATGGTTTGGCACCATCTATGTTGATAAACTTCAACAATGGGCAACCACCCGCCGAGGTAAAAGACACAATCGAAGCACAAATCAAACAAAAGTTTGGTGGTAGTTCCAACGCAGGTCGTTTTATCATTTCATGGAATGATGGCAAGGAAACAAGTGCCGACATTACACCCGTACAATTGAGCGATGCCCACAACCAATACCAATTTTTGAGCGGTGAGGCGATGCAAAAAATCATGGTTGCACATCGCGTGGTTTCTCCGATGTTGTTAGGTATCAAAGACCAAACGGGATTTGGGAACAATGCCGATGAAATGAAAACCGCAGCCATCTTGTTTGACAATGTGGTTATTCGACCATTCCAACGATTGATTATCGATGCGGTCACCAAGGTATTGAATTTCAACGGGTACAATTTGAATCTTTATTTCAAGACCTTACAACCTTTGGAGTTCACGGATTTGAGTGGAAACATCATTGATGATGAAACCCGTGAGGAAGAAACTGGCGTATCATTGGCCAGTCAAAAAAAAAAGATTGATTTGGTAAAGCCCAATGCGGGTGAATCCGAAGATGACTTTTTGGGGCGTTGTATCCCCGTGGTAATTCGTGAAGGGAAATCCGAGGAACAAGCCACGGCGATTTGTTATTCCTATTTTGAAGGGAAAGTCGAATTGGAATCATACACCGACTATCCCGATGGGGCGGTGAGCAACGCAAAGAAAGCATTGGCATGGGCGGAGAAGAACGGATGGGGAGATTGTGGCACACCCGTGGGCAAAACCCGTGCAAACCAATTGGCAAATCGTGAACCCATTTCGCGTGATACCATTGCAAGGATGGCCGCGTTTCGCAGACACCAAGAAAACAAAGATGTACCCTATTCCGAAGGATGTGGGGGATTGATGTGGGATGCCTGGGGAGGTGATGCGGGTATCCGTTGGGCAGAAAGCAAATTGAAAGAACTCAATTTGGCAACCGATAAAAAGGTGTCATTTGATTATGACGATACTTTGTCAACCGAAAGGGGTAAGAAGTTAGCAGAAAAAGAAATCCAAGGTGGTGCGGTTGTTTACATCGTATCCGCCCGTGATTCCAAAGAGGGGATGTTGGAAGTGGCTTCGCGTTTAGGCATTCCAAATAGCCATGTCTTTGCCACGGGTTCAAACGAAGCCAAAATCGCCAAGGTAAAAGAATTGGGCGTGGGTAAACACTACGACAACAATTCGGATGTTGTCGAGGCATTGGGAGGCATCGGAGTACAATTTGAAATCACCGATAAGCAAACCAACGATTGGTTGGAACATTTGAAAGGCAAAGGCGAAACAATTAACACCGATGAATGGGAATTGGTTGATGTTACCGAGGTTACGGATGCCGATGAAGAAATGAAATTTAACTTGGCGTATGAAAACCCCAATAAAAAAAGTAATGACGATAAAGGGGTGTACAAAATCCGTTATCGGTACGGCCCTAATTTCGTATCCGACAAATCAAGGCAGTTTTGTACTGCGATGGTTCAAGAATCCAAAGGGGGAGTAATTTATCGCCGTGAGGATATTATCGCTATGGGTGATGCGGGGGTCAACGGACAATTCGCACCGAGTGGGCAAAGTTCATATTCTATTTGGAAGTACAAAGGTGGGGTAAATTGCCATCACCGATGGGAACGATTGACATTCAAGCGTAAGCAAGTAAAAGGTAAATTCTTGCCCGTACAACCCGATGAGAACGGAACGGATAGGAACATTGAAAATTACAAAGAGGTATCCAACAAAAGTGCCGATGAGGCGGGTGTACCTTTCAAACCAAGCGGATGGGAAACCGCCAAAACAAGACCAATTGATATGCCAAACAAAGGATCATTAAAGAACAAATAAGATGTACGCAAACGATGATATTCTATTAGTCGACAAAGAGTTGATTTTTAAGTACACCCAATTGGGTGGCAATGTGGATGTAGACAAAATATATCCCTTTGTCAAAATTGCCCAAGATATCCAGGTGCAAGAACTATTGGGTACGAAATTGTATCGCTACATTTTAACGCAGGTTGAATTGGGAACATTGACGGGGAATTACGAAACATTGGTATCACATTACATCCAACCCATGTTGATACATTATGCCATGGCAGATTTGTTATTATTCCACGGATATGAGGTAACCAACGCGGGTATTTTGCGTAACTCCCCCGAAAACACCACATTGCCCGATAAAAGCGAAATCGATGCATTGGTACAACGCCAAAGAAACATCGCGGAAACTTATCGCCGTAGGGTGGTTGATTATTTGAGTTACTATCCACAGTATTTCTCACAATACACCGCCAACCAAGAAGCGGGGGAATACCCCAATACCAACCCATCGAACTATGTTTCATGGAACTTGTAAAAAAGACATATAAACCCAAGGAAGAAAAGGTCAAAAAATTGACCAAGTATTTCACGGAATTGAAAATCGTCAAGCCAGGGAATTGTGATTTGTTTACCAAGGCGAAATTGATTATCATTTTGGTGATGCTTACGGGATGTTCGGCGGAGTGGCATTTGAAAAAAGCCATCAAAAAGAATCCATCGTTGATTCAACCATCAATACACACTATTGATACCATCATTATTCGTGATTCTTTTGAGTTCTCCGACACTTTCGTAACAAAAACGACCGATACCATCACAATCGAAAAAGAAGGCGTTAAAACGATAGTTTATCGTGACCACGATATTATCAAAATACGCACGATTGTCAAGCCCGACACGATTAGAATACAAAAGACCATCCGAGTGCCACAAATCCAATATCAAGAACGGGTAAAAGTTCCGCAAATGGTTGGAGTGGGCATTGGTTTGGTTTTACTTTTAACCTTTTTATTAGCCCTATTAAAGCGATGAGCAATTGGAACAATCCCAACAACCCAAACAATACACAAAACGGATGGAAAACACCATCACGGAGTTCCCCACAAGGTGGAGGAACACGGGCGTGTTTGTGCAAAGACAAAAACACATATTCAAAAAAATGTTGCGATGGTACATTGTGGGCGCAAGGAATTGGCCCAATCAACGCAACCCCTAACAATTAAAATTAAAATCGTTTTATAGATATGAGTATTTCAGCATCAGCATTTTCAGCGGGCTACACTGGGTGTACAATCGTAGCCAATACAACTGCCAAAACGGGAAGATTCCGTGGATTTGTAGTCAATTCAACCGCCGTTGTATCGGCTTGTTTGGATCAAAGCGGGGCAAGTTTGATGACATCGTTAGGATTAACGGGCGTAAGTATCAACCAAGGTATTTACATATCCGTTCCCGATGGTAGTTATATTTCCTCCATCACTTTAACAAGTGGTTCGATTGTAATTTACAATTACTAATGATTGGGCCAAGTGTAGGTGTTGGCGTTGGCCATTATTTTGGTGGTGGATTCGATCCATCCGCATCCGCATTTTTTGCCGCAACGGGCATCACGGGAACAACCGAACAACAAGCCGTCAACACGCTTGTAACCTCGTTAAAATCTGCGGGTCTATGGTCAAAGATGAAGGCGGTTTATCCGTTTGTTACGGATAATAGGAATTTGTTGAGTTATACGGAGGCGTTTGATAATGCAGTTTGGCAGTCAAATGCAGGCGCAACAGTTACTCCTCGTACATTTACTGCCCCCAATGGAACATTGACCGCAACCACATTAACGGGAACAACAAACCCTTCATCGCCAAGCGTGAGTGATGGTTCAAAAAGATATTATAATCCTACCACGATTAACACAGTTGTTGCGGGAAGTAATACAATAACGGGTAGTGTTTACATTTACGCCACATCGGCTATTACAATGCAGTTGTTTTTATTTGCTTGGGGCGGTGCAGAATTTGGGCAAAGTTATACATTGACTCCGAACACTTGGAATAGGATTTCTATCACAAAGACATTCGCAAGCCAAACGGGGCAGACAGGTTTAGCAATACAAATAGGAAACAATAGTTGCTATATTTGGGGCGCACAACTCGAACTCGGCTCAACCGCAACCACCTACCAACCCATTGCAACCACCCAACAATCCTATATCTCCAACCAATTCAAATACAACCTTGTTAACCCCGTAGATAGTGACGCAGCGTTTAGGGGTGTGTTTAACGGAGGGTGGACATTTAGTAATCAAGGGGCTACACCGAATGGAACGAATGGGTATATGGATACGAAGTTGCTCGGAGGTACTGATTTGCTAACAAACAATAGTGGTATCGGTATTTATTCGGGTAGCAATATAACTTCTACGGGTGGTTTTGGCTTTGGACCTAATTTCCATATTTATCCAAGATACACCGATAATAACACATATTATCGTCCAATGAATGCAAGTGGTGGGACAAGTGCAAATAATGGTACTGCCCTTGGCATGTTTCATGAATACTCGGATGGCACAAATGGAAATGCCTTTTTTAATGGCACAAAAAAAGGAACAACAACTGTTAACCAAACAATAGATGCAGCTAATTTATTTTTTGGAGGACAAAGACCTGCGTTGACTAATTATGATAACAAGCAATTAAGATTTGCATTTGGTTCGTTATTCCTCACCGACACCGAAGCAACCGCCCTATATAATGCGGTTCAAACTTTCAACACTTCACTTTCTCGCCAAGTATAATGCTAACCCTATCAACCATAACAACCGAAGATATCACCACGCTTGTGGGATTGCTTACCATAGAGCAAAAAGACCAACTCATTGGCGTTTATTATGCACCCGATAGCATCTATAACCCAATTCAAGACATCAACGATAATTGGGTAATAAGCACCGAGGAAATGGTAAACACAATAAACCCCGATACATTGTGGGTAAAAGAACTTGAACTCATCCCGTACGAACCTAAACCAAGCCCATCACCATTCTAATGGCTACCAAAAATGTTTCCGCTCTCCCCATTGGCTTTGATCAATTCCGCAAAAATCCAGTTGCTGGTGTTGCTTTTTGTATGTTGTTGGCCGTTGGGTATCTTTATATTGACTTGCGTTCGGGGTATAAAGAACAAATTGAAAAGGCGAATGCCAAAATAGAGGCATTGGATATCAAGATTGACAAACTCACTTACGCACTCAAAAAGTCGGATTCATGTTTGGCAAGTGCCATGACGGAAATTCGTATCATGCAAACCATGAAAAAACTATGAAAAACCTTTTAATCATATTCACCGCCGCATTTGTAACGGGTTATATGTTTACAAGCGTAAATGCAAAACAAAGCCCTACAATCGATGAAATAGACGCGTTGCTTAACAAGGTATCAAAAAACATTCAAAGTGCGGGAGAAGTCACCAAAATGGCTCAAACGATGAATGCGAAGATGGTTGAGGCAAAGGCCAAAGAAAAAGAGGAATTGAAAATGGAAGTTAAGATGGCGGAAGCCAAGGTAGAAAAGATGGAGGAGAAGATTGAAGTATATGCCGTTAAGATGATTGGAAGTGGGATTGATACATCGGTGGAAGAAGTACAATTCAAAGGCCAAATTTACGATGCATGGTTAAACTATGTTGAGGAGGGTGGCAAAGAAGATTTCAACTGGTTTCGTTTATACATATGGCAACAAAAGTAAAATCCAATACAAGCACCTTCAAGGTGAAGCCCAAGCGTAAATTGGGAAGGCATACCAAGTCAATGAACAAACACAATAGTTCCAAACCATATAGGGGGCAAGGCAAATGAATTTCGATAAGTTTAAGACCAACACAACGGGCATTATTGCCATATTGATATTGGCATTGAGTTATGCTATTTTGTTCAGCATTATTTTTTGGGATTTCCCGAGCGATCAAAAGGACATTTATTTCACCATTGCGGGTGGGGTTACATCCATCGTTACAATGGTAGTATCATTCTATTTTGGGGCAAGTAAAAATCAAAACGATGAAAATTAAACAAGTACCATTCCGAGCATACAACCGCGAGGCGGTTAAGAAAACCCAGGTGTATTTGCATCACACGGCGGGAAATGGAAGCGGTGATCAAACCTTCGCATATTGGGAAAAGGTAGGCAACAAGGTTGCAACCTGCGTTGCCATCTCCACCGATGGAACAATCGTACAAGGATTTGGAAGCGAGTATTGGGCATACCATTTGGGATTAGGCACAAAGCATTTTATGAACCACGGGTGTCCTTACTTGCCATTGGATAGAACATCTATTGGTATTGAGGTTTGCAACTGGGGGCCAATCACCAAAAAAGGCACGAAGTATTACAATTATGTGGGTGGTGAAATCAAAGCCGAGGAAGTAACCGAGTTGGCAAAACCATTCAAAGGATTCAAGTTGTGGCACAAATACACCGATGAGCAAATTGCATCCATCAAAGATTTATTGGTGTTGTGGTCAACTAAATACGGCATCCCGTTGGAGTACAACGAGGATATTTGGGATGTAACCAAACGGGCATTGAAGAATGAACCTGGTGTTTACACCCACAATTCGGTTCGCCCCGACAAGGCCGATGTGTATCCATGCCCCCGATTAATTGAGATGTTGAAGTCACTCACAAAAGAATAAGGTCATTCACAAAGAAAGTGGGTTACGGCTCACTTTTTTTTAATCTTTTTTTATTTGGAATTTGGAATTTCAAATAATAACCCCGTATTTTGAATCATGGAAATGATAAACAAACAAAAATTTAACAACATCAAGGTTGGTGACATTGTAACTTATTACTCGGATTTAGAAGGTTCAATCAGCGAAGCGGTTGTATGTGAGGTATTGGACAATATGTTCGTACTCACCACATTAAAGCATTACCAAAAGCCCGATGGCATCAATAGTTTTTATGAGTTCAAAATGGCTTTTTACAAGACTGGTACAAAAACTCACCATCGCTACACCTTCGGTAATGCAATCGCCATCACAAGTTCGGTTAACATTCTGGGGGCTTAATTGCCCCCTACATTTGGAATTACAAATCACAAATAGTATATTCGCATAAGACAAATAACATGGATTTAATTTACTTAATCATTGTAGCCCCTATCACCATTGCGGTGATGTATGCGTGGCATTGCATCAAGCAAAATTCAAAGCGTTTCGAGAACATCGAAGAAGCCAAGCCCTACCAAATCGAAAAGGATGAGTACATCCCAGAATTCGATGAGTTCACACAAATGTTGTATCACCGCCGTATGTACAAAGGGAGGGCCGACAAATGAAATTCACATTCACAATGCATTTCATCTTTGGTACGGAGATGGATCAATTCGTTGAGTTGGTACAAACCAATGAAATCTTCAAAACAAAAGTAAACATCATTGAACGCAAGTACATCCAAGCCAATGAAGCCCTAACCGAAACAACTCCATATAGTGGATATGTAACGATGGAAATGGAAAACATGACATGGTTGTACAATATCGGTCAATCGATGGGAATGCGACAAACGACACCATTTTAATTTTATGACCACATACGAAGCATTGAACGAAGTATTTAGCAAACCAAACAAAGAATTGGCAGAGTTATTGCAAACCAACTATTACACAGTTACCACCTGGAAATTCCAGTTCAAGCGTAACGGGTTGAGCATGGAAAAGCAATTCGAGATTCTGCAAAAATTAAACTACCAATTAAAAAATCAAATATCATGGAACAAACAAAAAGAAGTGCGGTAACCAATGTAACCGCCAACGGAACATTCAATGGCCAACATGGCACATTGTACAAATTTGAAGTATCATTCGCCAATGGCGATTCGGGTGAGTACGCATCCAAATCTCAAGACCAACAAAAATTCAAGGTTGGTGTTGAAACGGATTATGTGTTGACCGAACGCAAATGGAATGACCGAATCTTCTACAAGATTAGTCCCGCACAACCACAACAAGCCCCAGGCGGTGGATTTCAAGCAAAGGCAAAAGACCCCGAAACGGACAAACGCATCACCCGTATGAGCGTGTTAAAAGTTGCGGGGGACTTGGCAATCAATGGTGATATCAAGTTGCAAGAGATATTGGCATATGCCCAAATCTTTGAAAACTATGTAATCAACGGGCAAGACACTTTGAGTCAATTCAAACCAACATCGAAGGGGGATGATTTGCCATTCTAATGAAACACATGATTGAAACATTGAGCGATACAATGTTGGAAGTTGGTGGCGGTAATTATTGTCCCCTACAATTCCACATTGAGTTAAAGGAACTTGCTGATACCATCAAGAACTTCCAAGAACAAATCAAGCCATTGGCATTGACGGAAGCATCCAAATGGAATGGGCAAGTGTATTGCGGTTATGAGATTACCCGAAAGGCGGGTGGCGGTCGTTATTCGTACGATCACATTCCACAGGTTATGGAACTACGCAACGCACTAAAAGAACGCGAAAAACTCCACCAAACGGCCTACAAGAACATGGACAAAGGTTTGTTCTTAAACGAGCAAACGGGGGAAGTATACGAACCAGCCCAATACCTAACCAATGAGGATTCAATCTTAATCAAAAAGGCATGAGAAATTTCCTAATTGTATTCGGAACGATAGTTTCGGGACTATCATATGGTTGGTGTATTGTACATTATCCAATGACGGCACAAATCATTGCGGGAGGATTAGGGTTGTCGTTTCTTTTTATCGTGATGATTGGGTTATACCAACTAAAAAGAGAAGGGGGCGATGAAGCCCCACAATCCAATCGGTATGACAAATAACAAAAGGACTTTGCAAATATAGTTATTATTTGTATATTCGTTGTGTTAACGGGATTGTTGCGGATTCCCAATGTTACAAAGATATTTACCCTATTGAGATAGTCGCACCGCAACTGCACTATTTTGATAGGGTTTTTTTATGGAAAACACTGGTCAAATAATTAGAAGTAAGAAAACGGGAAAAAGCAGATTCACTCCCGTGAGTAATGAAATTTTGCAAAGCAAGATATTGAGTTGCGAAGAAAAGAGTATTTTGGTTCACTTGTTATCATTGCCCGAAGATTGGGTGGTGTACAAAACATTGATATGGCAAGACATGAACATCGGTCGTGGTCGTTTTAACACGGCATGGAGTGGATTGGTCGATAAAGGCTATATCATTTCCATGCGAGTAATCGACACCAACACAAACCTGGTTCGTGGATGGAATCATTTGGTGGTTGAAGAACCCGTACAATCCGAAGTTTCGGAAATCCAGTCCTCGGACTTACCGAATTTCGGTGTGTCCGAAAATGGGGGTATTAATAAAGTAATAACTGAACAAAGTAATAACTTACAAATAAATAAAGATACAAATAAATATATGTGTGATTCCGATTTTGAAGAATTATGGAAGTTGTATCCAAGACATGAAAATAAGAAGTTAGCAAAGGAAAGGTATAAACGATTACCCGTTAATACTCAAAACATCGTCAAAGAACATCTCCCGCGGTTCGTCGAATTCGTGCGGCGGGAAAAAACCGAAACGCGTTTCATCCCGCACCTTGCGACATATTTGAGCAAGGAAAGGTATTTAGACCCAATTAATCCACAAACTGTGGAAAACAAAGGGAGTTGGTTAGATCAATTTAGATAATATATTTACACCATGACAAAGAAACAATGGGTTTACGACCTTACGGACATTGAAATTGCCACCGCCATCGACAAATTGGTTCGAGTTGGTGACATTGAACCAAACGAAGCCATGAAGGAAATTGTGGCGTTGCTCAAACAAACATATTCCCGATACCATTGGATGCTTTTTGAGAAGGCATTTGATGCGTATTTGATTGGAACGATGACGGACATTCACCGCGTCAAAAAAATCAACGCCATATTTTTGACCAACATAATCAATCGGTTTATCAAGGATGTAAAAGTTCCACGATATAACCCATTTGAAAAGCCCGTGGCAGAGGTAGTTTACACCGAAGAGGAATTGTACCAACAAGGCATCACCACATTGAAGCATCTAAAAAATGACTTCATCGAAGCGTATTGGAATAAAAACCCCGAATCGCGGTTGAATCTCACCTTACTCAAAATCGGATACGACTTTGTGACCAAACACAATATGTACGAATCGGATTTGATAGGATACGAAGAAATGTACCAATGGTTGTGCGATTACGAACACCGCAAAAACGCCCACATCAAGCGTGGCATTGAAAACGAAAACAAACACCGCCAGGTCAAAACGATTGTTGATCAATTAATGGTATCACCAACGGCGACCGAAACTTTGGACAAGGCAACAAAAATGGCATTAATATTAAAATCAAAGACAAATGAAAATCAATAAAGAACTGGTTGAAGGGTTGTTAACCCAATACACCGATTTGCGTGATTCCGATGAAATGTTGGTTGCATGGATTTGGAAATTGGAAACCGACAAACTCAATTACCCACAACTATCGGCGGATAAATTCTTCCAAATGATGGCGAAAGGTATGTTCTCATCAAGCGAAACCATTACAAGGTTACGCCGTAAGGTACAAGAAAAAAACCCATCATTGCGTGGCAAGAAGTATGTTGAACGCCAAGCCAAACAAGATAAAGTCAAAAAGGAATTAGGATACAAGTCATGAAACTATACACTGAAGAAGAAATTAAAAGATTATTAAAGGAACAAATCATTTTTGATGACGATGATTTTGACAAACTAACCCCCATCGAACTACCAAGTGATGAAGAAATAGACGGAGTTATAAGCCAGATAAATGGAGAAATTGATGAGTTTGATTGGGGATTTTTAAAAGGAGCAAAATGGATGCGTGATAAAATACAAGGAGGTAACAATGAGTAACGAAAGAAACATTGAGCAAGATAGAAAGTATTGGTACGCGAAAGGCAAATTAGATGGCTCGTGGCAGGCGTTTTGGGTTTGTTTTTGGATACAAACATTAATTAATTTTTATTTAATGATTCGGAGGTAACAAATGAAGAATAATAAACAAACAACCGCACTAAACGAGCATTTAGAATGGCTCAAAAAAGAATTGAAAAGAGTTATTGACGATGGAGAATCAGAAAGTTGGGTTTATGCCTATAAAAGAGCCATTAAGAACGCTGAATCCATGCTTGAGAATGAGAAGAAACAAATTATCTTGGCCATTACGGCAAATTTACCCATTGAAGATGGTGTTTTTACTGCGATTGATAAAGCGCATAAATACTACAACGAAACATTTGGAGGTAACAAATGAGCAAACAAAATAGCGTTCAATGGTTTCTTGACAAATTGATTGAACACCGAATCATAATTGTTAATCAAACAACATACGGAGATAAGGTAAAACCAAAACATGAAATCCTTTTAGAACAAGCCAAAGCAATTCACAAGGAAGAGATGGTAGATTTTGGAAATGATTTACTTGCACAAAACGACTGTAATTATATTGGAATTCCTAACCTTGCCGAACAATACTACAACGAAACATTTGGAGGTAACAATGAGAAACAATAAACAAAGTAGCGTGGAGTGGTTGATTGCGGAAATTCAAAGAAGAGTTTCAATAATTCAATCAGAGCCACAAACAATGGCAAGAGAATTAATGATAGACAATTTATCTGTTGATTTAGAACAAGCCAAAGCAATGCACAAGGAGGAGATTTGTAAATCATATGTTTATGGTTCGGCTTATGGAATCGATGTATCCAATGGGTTGAAGCCCGATAAGTATTACAACGAAACATTTAACCAATGATAGCAGATTACATCAACCCACACGGTAAACCAACCAAGCAATTCAACTCCATTGAATTCCTATTGGAACAAGTTGTGAAAGGAACATACGAATACGGAGAAGATAAGATACTCCAAACCACACTTCCAAAGGCAATGATTGACCATGCGTTTGAACTATACCGCGAGGAACACGCAAAAACTTGGGATGATGCCATGGAAAACATGAAAGCCAGGGGAGGAAACGACATGAGAGCATGGGCGGATTTTGATGATTACTTCAATAACAAATACAAAAAATGAATAAATACGACACCATGAAATCAGCAATGGAACAATTCATCGAATGGTTGGAACAACACCACCCCGAAGCGGTGCCACCACCCGAAACCAAAGAACACTTTTTCTTCAAGGAAAAGATTGACCAACAAATGGCGTACAACGCGGGATTCACCAAAGCCAAAAACTTGTATTTAGACGGAGAATGAAACACCTTGAAAGCCGTTTACAAATTAACTGTGTGAAGTGGTTTCGCATGGCATACCGCCAATACGCTAACCATTTAATCCATGTACCAAATGGAGGTTCACGAGATTTGCGAACGGCTCAAAGGTTAAAAGCCGAAGGAGTATTGCCAGGAGTGGCGGACTTGGTATTATTTGTACCCACAAAAGACCACCACGCCTTGTTCATTGAACTTAAAGTCAAACCCAACCGCCAATCAAAAGCACAAATCGAGTGGGAAAAATTAGTCACGGATATGAATTATCAATATGTATTGGTATATTCGTTTGACGATTTCAAATTGCAAATCGAAAGGTACATTGGTAACACTTGAAGGGATAGCAAAAAGGCACAACGAATGGATGAAAATTGCATTTTACCTTGGTGCGACCGAAGATCAAGCCATGGACATGGTACAATCAATGTATTTGAAGTTAGCGGAAATCCAATTGGAGGAAGGAAATTTTGAAAGGTTGACAAATTACCACGGACAAATCAACACCATCTATTTATTCAAAATGTTGCACAATGCGTTTATGGACATCAAACGGGCGGAAGGTAGGGCAATACCCCACCAAGATGAATTTGTCCCCGTAGAAAGCCCAGAAATGGCTGAAATGGCACATTTGGATTTGATGGGTGAGGTAAAAAAGGCAATCGATGAACTCCGTGACTACGACCAAATGTTATTGGAACTCCATTTTGTGTATGGACATTCCATGCGGGACATAGAAAAACGCACGGGGATTCCAACACACTCGGTTTTTAACTCCATCAAAAACGCAAAACAACACATCAAACAAAGGACACAAATCAAATATCAAATTTATGCAGAAGAAAAAAGACACACGGAAACAATTTACCGAAGCACGACCGAACATCGGTTTGGGGGATGTAGTGGAGAAGATAACGAAGGCAACGGGGATTGAACTATTAACCAAGTTTATCGCGGGAGAAGATTGCGGATGCGATGCCCGTAAGCATAAACTCAACAAGTTATTCCCAAACCGCCAACCATTGTGCATGACGGAGGATGAATACAATTGGTGGACAAAGTTTCGGGAAACAAACGCCACGACATTATCACCGATTGAGGCCAACGAGATTGCCAAAATATGGACACGGATATTCCAGGCAAAGCGGATATACAAGCCATGTACCTGCAATCCCAAAGCATGGCAAACCATGATTAACGAGTTAACAAGCGTTTATGAAACTTATCAAGTGCAAGAATGAATGTGAGGTGTGCGATGCACGGAGAGTTTCAACACAAGAAAAAATCAACCCACACGGCCCACAAATAGAATCCAACTTGATTTATATGTGTGACCGATGCAAAGACAAATACCAAAATAGAAACCTATTTCAACCATGGTTAACCGCAATAAAACAACTGCAAAGCAATACGCCGTAATGGTATTACGCGATGACTACCATTATACTTTCCGAAGCATAGGGGAGAGAATGGGAGTATCCGAATCGGTGGCATTTCGTTTGTACAAGCGAGGAATTGAAAATGAAACCTTACATAAAAACATATTTCAAGTATTTTGGGTATGATGAAACGGATGCGATTTTTTGTGAAGTATGCGGAAAAATTGCCCAGGACTTGCACCACATCCAAGCCCGTGGAATGGGGGGATCAAAATACCGAGATAACATCGAAAACATCATGGCATTGTGCAGACCTTGTCATGAATTTTACGGCGATAAGAAACAACACAAGGATTTTTTAATCATCACCCACCAAATAAAAATGAACAAATGATACAAATCGTTAAAACCAAAGACATTTTCGCAAACGAAAACAACCCCAGGGTTATCAAAGACGAAAAATTCCGTAAATTGGTGCAATCCATTAAGGATTTCCCACAAATGTTGAACCTACGCCCGATAGTGGTCAATGATGAAATGGTTGTACTTGGAGGGAATATGCGTTTACGTGCCGTACAAGAAGTCGGATTGAAAGAAGTTCCCATCATCAAGGCCTCGGATTTGACCGAAGAACAACAACGCGAGTTCATCATTAAGGACAATGTTGGGTTCGGAGAATGGGATTGGGATGTATTGGCTAACGAATGGGAAGCCGACAAACTGACCGAATGGGGATTGGATGTTTGGCAACAACCCGTAGAGGTTGACTACTCACTTTTAGATGAAGAAGATTTGTCCGATGAACTTTCGGAGATGGCCGACGGCGTAAAGAAGGCCATCCAAATTGAATTTGAACCCGACCATTACGACGAAGCATACGAATTGGTCAAATTTTGGCGTGAACGCGGTGCATATGTTGGTTACATGATCATGCAATACCTAAAAGAAGAAAAAGATAAGTTATGAGGTGTTTGGTTTGCATACCATCCAAAGGAAGGCCAGGTAACATACCGAAATATACACTGCCGTTTATGCAACGGCTTCAAATGGATTATCGTATTTTCGTAGAACCACAAGATTATCAATCGTATAGCAAATATCCAAATGTAGTACAACATGATAAAAACAACATTGGTTTAGGTGGGGCGTTAATGTCGTGTAAGAATTACGCTAAACAAAATGGGTATGATGTGATTTTTAAGATTGATGACGATGTATATGGTGTTGGCGAAGTTGAAAAGGATTTAGACAAAATAGCAAAAGCCATGTCTATACCACAAGTTTCGGCAATTAGTTTCCCATATAACTTTGAGTTTTATGCCAAAACACCAAAAATGTTTACAAGGGAAAACAAAAGAATACAAACGGCATATTTTATTAAGACCGAAAAATATAGGCCAAGTGTTGATGTAAGCACCTTTGAAGATTTTTTTCAATTCATGCAAATCATTTTGAACGGAGAAAAGACATTGTATTGTAGCAAACACCAAATTAAATGCGCCCCCGTTGGTGGTGGCAATGGCGGATTGCAAATGTTTGACCGAAGCGAAATGGCTAAACGCGAAATACAAATCTTCAAGACATATGATCCTACCATTGATGTAGTTAGCAAACCCGACAAACCATGGAAATATGAACCCAAATTCACACACAAAAAATACCAAAGCAAACCAATATGAAACGCGTAGACCTTGTATTACAACCCCATGAAGCCAAGATTGGGCAAGATTGCCCATATTTAGCCCCAAACATCACCGAAGATTGCATTTTCTATGAGAATGGTGAGGCCATCGGATTTTACATTAAGTCCATGCCAGAAAGAGCAACCAAATTGGCTAACCTTGCCAATATGGAATTCCAGAGTAAAAATGTTCCTAAATCATTATTAAATAGATCATCAGCAATCAGCCAACAAAGTGCCAGAGAAGATATAAAAGCCAAATATGCTGACAAAAAAGGCAATGAAGTTTCACAAATGTCGGTTATATTAGGATCAATACCTCCCAAACCAATTGTTCGCAGAAATTACCCAACCATTTCATCAGTTCATCAGGTTAAGTCGGCCCAAACTTTTATCAAAGCAATGTTGATGTTGGCAAAAGAAAGTGAATCAATTATGCACGATATATTACCAGAGCAATATGAACGCCAAAAGAAATTATTTGAAGATGTGCCAGACAAATGGAAGTTCGCCAATCTTTTCACCTCATCAATTTCTAACTACAACATATCTGCACCTTTTCATCGTGATACGGGAAACATCGTTGGTGCGGTGAATGTTATTATTACAAAGCGTTTGAACTCCAAAGGTGGTAATTTGTATGTACCCGATTACGGGGCAGTCATGGATAGCGCAGACAATTCAATGTTGGTTTACCCAGCGTGGAAAAATGTCCACGGCGTAACGCCAATTATCCCCACCCATGAAGGCGGTTACCGCAATAGTTTGGTGTTTTACCCACTGAAAGCGTTTGTCGGGCTAAAATAAATTATATTTTTATTTGGTATTTCAAAAATAAAATGTATCTTCGCTTCATGGAAATCGGACAAATGGTTAAATGGACATTAGATTCAATTGGAAACATTGAATGCGTTGGCGTTTTTTTACAAGAATTGAACGAAACGACATCGGAAGTTATCTGCCACTACATGAATGACAAGAAGTGCGTTACTAAATTACAAGTTGAAACAACCAAATTGGAACAAATATGACAAACACAATCGAAATCACTGGACTAAACAACTCGATCGCCCATTGCGAAGCCAAAGGATTGGGTAAGATTTTTCAAGCGTACGCAAACGAATGCCCTAATGAAGAAATCATGGGCATCGGATTCAACCCAAATTCGGGTTATGTTTACATTGCCCTTGAAAATGGTATCTCAATTTGCTCTTGCATGGGACATCAAGTTGATTACCTGGTTACAAATTTTTACAACGGAGAAGAAACATTTTACGACACTTACAAAGAAGCATTAGAACATGAAAGCGTGGAGGAAAATTGAACGAACATTACCACAAGAAGAAGTCCCCGTATTGGTTTACACCACGCGGGGATTCCCTTTTATTGCAGTTTATTACGATGAACAATGGCATTGTTATCACACCAACCAAAGATTGGATGTGATTTATTGGATGCCTATACCAATAACCCCCGATGAATAATGGCATATAAAACAAGCGAATTAGAACGGCTATCACTGGAAGCCATAGAGAAATACAAGTTGTTTTTCATTGAGGATGTAGTGGCGTACTTACCATGTGACAAAAGCACATTTTACGCCCATAAACTCCACGAATCCAACGCAATAAAAGAGGCGTTGCTCACGGTGAAAACCAACATCAAAGTATCTATGCGTTCCAAATGGTATATGAGTGAACAACCAACATTACAACTGGCATTGATGAAATTGATAAGTAGCGAAGAAGAACTACGCAAATTGTCAATGAGCCACAATGTATTGGAGGAAAAAGAAAAACCAATCTTCAATGGTATTGATATAGATGTTGCAGAAAACAACGGCACAAGTCAAGATAGCAAAACTGCGTAAACGCATACGAATAGTTAGGGGCGGGACATCCAGTTCCAAAACATTCTCAATTATTCCAATGCTCATTGATTACGCGGTCAAAAACCCCAAGGTAGAAATATCCATTGTATCGGAAACCATCCCGCATTTGCGAAGGGGTGCAATCCGTGATTTTCTCAAAATCATGGAAATGGTTGGGATGTTTGATCCCTTGAAATGGAACAAATCTTCATGGACCTACACATTCAGCAATGAAGCATACATTGAGTTCTTTTCGGCCGACCAACCGCAAAAGTTGAGGGGTGCGAGGCGTGATGTGCTATTCGTAAATGAGTGCAACAACATCGATTGGGAATCATACTACCAATTGTCAATCCGTACACGAAAATTCATCTATTTGGATTACAACCCCGTTGCCGAATTTTGGGTGGATAGCGAATTGGTGAACGACCCCGATGCGCAAATGATTGTCCTAACCTACAAAGACAATGAAGCGTTGGACAAATCAATCGTGGCGGAAATTGAAAAGGCACGAGATAGGGCGGAAACATCCAACTATTGGGCAAACTGGTGGCGAGTTTACGGCCTTGGTGAGATTGGAAACCTTCAAGGTGTTATCTTTTCTAATTGGCAAACCATCGATAAGATTCCCGATGATGCAAGGTTAGTTGGTTGTGGCGTGGATTTCGGTTATACAAACGACCCTACGGCCATTGTTGCCGTATATGAGTACAATGGTCAACGCATCGTTGATGAGGTGGCATATCGCACGGGAATGCTTAATAGTGATATTGCCAAAGCCCTACCAAATTATGTTCCTATCTATGCCGATAGTGCCGAACCAAAATCCATTGATGAAATACGCAGGTATGGAATAAGAATTAAGGGTGTAACCAAGGGCAAAGATTCCATCAATTACGGAATCCAAATCATGCAAAGCCAATCGTACTTGGTGACATCTACATCTACAAACCTAATCAAAGAACTCCGCAACTATTGTTGGGATAGTGATTCCCAGGGAAGAACCACAAACACCCCGATTGGAATCGATCACGCCATAGATTCATGGAGATACCACGAAATGATGTCGTTGGGAATTCGTGGGAATTATGGGAATTACGATATTCGTTGAAATTATTTTGTTTGTTTCGTGTGGATTGTTATATTTGTAGGGACAAATAACAAATTATGGAAAACAACAAACAACCTTGTAATCATATCCCTAATCAATCATCAGTTGATTGGTTACAAGAGATTGAATTAAAAAGGGATTTAACTCTTGCAGATTGGAACAAAGCCAAAGAAATGCATAAAAAGGAAGTGTTAAATTTTGAATTATGGTTGCACAAACATGAAATTGATGCATTGAATAATAATACAATACTTTTAACAAAAGAGGAATTTTACAACGAAACATTCGGAGGTAACAAATGAAAAGGATATTAAGAATTATAGTTGGATTACCATTATGTCCACTTCCTATGTTTTTAGGGACTTGGGCATGGTTGTTTACTGATACACGAGAAACTTGGATGGAAAGTGTTGGATATTTGACTTGGTGTTTAGCAATAGGAGATTGGGATAAATTACCAGAATAATAACGGTTAATAAATGACAAGTATATACCAAGAGATTCACAACCTTAAACAAGAAATCAAGCGATTGAGATTGCAAATCGTGGAGAATAAAATCATGCACGACAAAGAAGTGCGGATGCTCAAACAAGAAATTGTCAAACCCAAAACCGACATCAACGAAAATCCCACCGAATGGGGCGAAGTTTTACGGGCAATATGCGAGGTGATGGACATGACACCCGATGAGATAATCACCAAGTCAAGAAAGCGGAGGCCAATGTATGCCCGTCATATGTTTCACCACATTTGCCGTAAGCGTTTGGGCATGACCTTCCAATCGATTGCCAGTATAAACCACCAAGACCATTCCACAATCATTTCATCGGTTCGGGAGTTTTCGGATATTTTGGTAACCGACAAAGAAATGCAAAGGTATTTCACACGGGTACAAACCATGTTGCACGAAAGATTCCAATAAACAATCGCCATTTTCGGCGTTTTATAGGTATATGATTGAATCAAAAACCATCATAGTACCTACCGAGTTACGCGATGTAAAATTGCATCAAATGTTGGCGTATAACGAACTCAAACCCGAAATGGATGAAGTTCAACGCCAATTGGAGGCGGTTGCCATCTTTTGTGAATTAACAATGTCCGAGGTTAAGGCCATCCCGTTTGACATTCTCAAAGATTGTGTTGTGAAGATTTCCAGGATGTTGGAATCCAAACCCGTGTTCACATTGCGGTTCAAATTGAACGGGGTAAAATATGGCTTCATCCCAAACATGGATGAACTATCAACGGGGGAATTCATTGATATTGAAACCTACCAAAAAACCCCCAACGATGTATGGAAGGTATTGAGTGTGTTATACCGCCCCATCATCAAGGAAGGGCAGAACGGAAGATACGAAATCGCCCCGTACAATGCGGAGTTAACCGAGGAATTCAAGAATATGGATGCATCAACGGCATTTGGTGCGTTGCTTTTTTTTTGGAGTTTAGGAATCGACTTGTTGAATTCTACCCAGAAGTATTTGGAAGCGGTGAAGAAGAAGGAAGTGTCGATGAAATTCGACTTACCGAAAAATGGGGATGGTTTGGAATGGTCTATCGACTTGCTAACAGAAATTTCCTTAACCTTGAAGTCGTATATACAAAACCCATTCACTCCGCTTGTATGTGGATCGCTTACGAAAGCGACATTGCGAAAATGGAACAAAAAGCAATTAAACAACGATGAACAATAATCATGTAGGAACGGCATTTGAGGTGATGAAGGACATTGCCGAATTGGAGGGGTGGAACTATTCTCACGGCACATTGACCGAATTTGATTTCAAAGCGTTTTTGGCATTCCCATTGATGCATTGTTCTATCCAATCCGTATCGTTGACCGACCAAGTAGCAACCATCCAAATGAATGTCATGGTGGCCGACCGCGTGAACTTCTTGAAAACGGAGAACGAGCAGGAAAATTTAATCACCGAGTATACTAAATACGGATACACCGAGAATCAAAACTATGGCAACATCCTCCAAGATTTGTATGTGAGATTCTCAAAAGGTTTGTGGCGTACAGAACAAACATACTACAACCAAATCCAATACATCCGCCCCATTGTATTCCAACCTTTCATTGAAACATTGGATTCGGTTTTGGCGGGATACCAAATCACAGTTGGAATTGAATTGATTAACCCTTGGGTTACCGATGGCGATTGCGTATAAAAATAGCGAACAAGTTGTTGCGGAGTATTCCCAAAAATGGGCGATTGCGTGTCGTACCTTATTGGAAGTAAAACGCCCAAGAACTTCCATCCGTGCCAAGTGGAAAAAGGTTGGTGAGGGTTGGACACCCGTTTCCGTACAAAAAAAGACATTTCGTGGTAACTATGTGGCAAGTGGTCAATTGGTAAATTCTATCCAATCCGCACCGAATGGGTTGGACATGGGAATCACCATGAACAAGACCGCCGATTGGGTGCAAAATGGAAGAAAGCCAGGCAAAGGCATCCCGTTGAATGCCATGAAAAGTTGGGTGAAGATAAAACGCATTCAACCGCGTGATTTGTCCACGGGGCGTTTCAAATCAAAGGCAACGGAAGAAGGGATGCGATTTGCGATGAACCGCAAAATCAAACATTTCGGTATTGAACCATTCCCATTTGTAACCATGGCAAGACAAGAGATTTTGCCATCATTCAATAAAGCATTAACCAAGGCGATGGCCCAAGACATAAAAGCGAGATTCAAGCGATGACATTCAACGAACAACCACAAGCAATAGTGGGGTGTAATTCCCCAATCATGTACCAATTTTATGATGCGTTGTACACATCTACGGAGTTTTACTACGAATGCCAAGTGTATGTGTGGAGTGGCACAACGACATTGCCAGGTTCACCCAATTGGACAATTCAAAGGAAGCCCGATCAATATGGTTCGGGGCGTGGATGGATTGACATTCACAAATTGGTACAACAAGAAGTAACACGGGATTTTTTGGACAATCCAACCTACCAACCAAATATCGGTAATGGGGCAAAGCGTGTTGCCGTCAAAGTTCGTGGGGCATACTTGGTTGGTACCACATGGACTTACACGAGTTATGTTACATCCAATGTGATTTTGGCAACTGCGGGTTACACATACACCGCACAAGGTTTCAATGTCGGCTATCCAACGCAATATGTGTTCACGGACAAAACCCAAGTAAACATCACCACGGCCACACCATCGGCATATTTGTGGTATGATGCATCGGTAATCACATCAATCACTTGTGGTAGTGCCACAGTAACACCAAACGCGGTAGGTGGGGATAGTTCAAAGGTCATCCAAGGAATTGAAATCAAACAACTCATGACTGCGGGGGGCGTATGGGGGACAAATGCCAACATCACATTTGTAAAAACTGGCGATGACATTGTTATCCCCGTGAATTTTGCATGTGAGAATAAGTACGGACAACAAGATGTGTTGTTCCTCAACAAATATGGGGTGTATGATTCGTTCTTGTTTAACGGCGTATTCCGCAAGAATTTCAATGTTACTAAAGAAAAGTACGAACAACCGATATTCAAACAAACGGATATGGCCCAGGCGTGGACATACGGAGTACCCATCGGCACAAGTTATTTGGTAAATAGCACCGAAACGATGACAGTGAACACGGATTGGATAAGCCAAAACGATGTAGACATAGTGGAACAAATGTTTTATAGCACTAACATATTGGTATTGGATGGCACGGAGGTATTATCCGCTCGTATCGCCGATTCTGCATTTGAGTACAAAACCCGTGTGAATGAAAAGTTGATTTTGTACACCATACAATTGGAGTATAGCCAACCAAAAATCAATAAAATAGTGAGATAATGGCAATTAGATTTTCACTAACTATTGACGGCACTCCCGTGGATTTGTTTAACGATGAAAGCGTTGAACTCACACGGCAATTGAAGGACTTGATGAACCTTTCCACCATTTGGACTGATTACACCAAGGATTTCCAAATTCCTGCATCCGACACCAACAACGAGATATTCGCCAACTGGTTTGATGAAAACATGGTGATTGTTGGATGGAATCCAAACAACGGGAAAAACGCCACCATTTACATCCACGGATTGCCCGTGTTTGAAGGTCGTGTGGAATTGATAGGATGCAAGTTCAAAGATGGGTTGCCACAATTGTATAACATCATTTTTTACGGGCAAACCAAAAAATTGATGGATGCGTGGGGTGAAACCTTAATGAACGAAGTGGATTGGAGTGCGTATGACCACACGGCAAATTACACCAACATACTTTCATCATGGGATGGGGCATTGTTGAGCGGTGATATTTTATGGCCGATTGCAGATTACAACCAAGGTTGGAGATATTCAACGATGAGTGGTGTCAATGGCAACATCCGTGATCCCCGTGGTGTGGAAGTCGATGACCTACGCCCCGCCATAAGATTACGGGCAATGTTGACCACAGTTTTTGAAAGCATCAATTACACATTATCGGGTTCATTCCTTACAAGGCCCGAAATGGATGATTTGTATATTCTACCCATGCAGACGGCGGGGCCTTTGTATGACCCCGAATATGTATTGCCAGGAACATTTGATGCAACGGCAACGCCTTACACCTATGTGACCAAAACAACGGGAACGCTTACATACACTAAAATCATTTATCCCATTATTGGAACAAACCCATCAGGTAATTACAACGCAGCGACGGGAATTTACACGGCCAATCGTGCGGGAACTTACACAATGCGTATTGGTGTGAATGTATCGTTCATTTCGGTACTCAATACATCGATAAGTTTTGTGTTTATGGTGAATGGTCGGGTGATGCGAACTTTTGTTCAAACTACGAACACAGTTGGAACAACCTATTTTTCGGCCAACCTTACTTTGCATACTGGTGACCAAGTAACAATCGGGTATAGCACTTTTTCCAATATCAGCCCCGCAAGTACATTGACATTCGATTGTAGCAAAGCCCCACAAGGCATCAACGGGAATTTAGTATCAATGGTGGATGCGATGCCACAAAAACCCATCAAGGACTTTGTAAACGGCGTTTTACAAGCGTTTAATTGCATATTGTTACCCGTTGGCCCAAATGAAATTGAAATTCACAATTTATCCGATTGGTTGGCACTGGGAACAACCAAGAATTGGTCACCATTTATCGATACAAAGGATATCCAACACGACAAAATTCCTATCCCACGGGTTGTGAGTTTTACACATCAAGAATCATCGTGCTTGGCAAATGCTTACTACAAGCAAATCAATCAACGGGAATTTGGCTCGGTTAAATTTGCCCCCGTTATTGATTACCCAACGGATGAATTCAGCGTGGAAAGTACATTCCATGTAATTGCCCCTCAGGCGATGAATGAGGTGAACAACAATGGTCAAATTGTACGCAAAACGGAATTGAATATCCCCGTGTTTATGGATAGCGATGCCAAAGCCGTGCAACAAGATTATACCTTGTTTTACTACGGAGGCAAACAATCAATTTCCGATCCGTACTATTTTAACAATGTGAATCAATATGTGTTGCCATTGATGACACCTTATTCCGACTACCCTACATTATCGGCGAGTTATTCAACGGCGTTTGGATTGGAATTGTCATTGCGGGGGGATGCCCCGACAAATTCGATGTATGTGATGTACTGGAATGAGTATTTGTCCCGTATGTATTCAACACAATCGCGGGTGGTTAAAATGACGGCGGTTTTACCCGTAGGAGAATGGTTGAATTTGAATTTGAACGACACCATCGCCATTTCATCCAATTACTACAAAGTGCAATCTATCAAATACGATATGTTGACCGAGATTGCCAACCTTGAATTGGTAACTTATCCGAATGTTGAGATATTGAGTTTCACGACTACGGGGCAAAAGCCCGATTTTACAAACCCAGTGGAAACACCATTTGGACAAACCTATTTGAAGGATTATTCGGTGGCAAAAGGCATCATGAATTCGTACAAGTTCAATGGTCAAGATTATTTGGATACCAACCAAGATATTGACTACAATCAAAACAATGTGTTCAGTTTGGTTCAGCAGGTTAACAACTTGCAATCCATTGTTCAGTTTAACCAAATCACCATGTACCGCAGTACATTGAGTGCGCCATCAACAACCGATTCAACTACATGGGCAACAATACCAATGGAGGCACAAGAATCAATTGGGTATGTTGACAATATCACCGCTACATTGACACCATCCAAATATGTATGCACCGATGGTGGTCAATACAAGTTTTGTGCGACTGTGGAAATGGAACAATCGGGGAATAAGCATACACAAATGGCAATTTTGTTGAATGGGATTCCTACAACGGCCATGGCGGGGACTTCGGCGGATTATGACATCGAGTATTTCAGTTGCATTTTGGATTTGGCACCCACGGATGAAGTGACATTGGCATGGAAACCAAAGACGGGTGGAAGCCACACAATATATTTTGACAATTGTAACTTTTTAGTACTTAAAAAATGATATCACTTATTATCAAATTGGCACAATCAAATGAATGGCACGGGGTATCCGAAGTCGTGGAGATTGCCAAGGGTAAAAACCAATACAAGCAAACTTGGAAACAAACCACCAAACACATTAAAAGAACAATCAAATCATGGCGGAAGAAATAGAATACGAAGTAAAGGTTGATACATCGGGTGTCAAACAAGCGGAAAACGCATTTACCCGTTTTACCAACAAAGCATCCCAAGCGTTTAGCGGTCTTGGAAATAAGGTCAAGGATGTTGGGGAAAAATTTGGTGAATTGCCTGGGGTAGTCGGGAACTCCGCATCCGCATTGATGGGATTGGGTCGTTCTATGTTGGCATTGGTAGCCAACCCAATTGGTGCGGTCATCGCGGGATTGGTTGGGGTATTTATTGCACTCAAAGAATCTTTGTCAAAGACCGAAGATGGTATGGATGCCGTTGCTCGTGTTACGGGTGCATTCTCGGCGTTGGTAAAACCATTGGTTGAAACTGTATCATCATTGGCCGTTGTGTTGGTTGATGGGTTAGGTTCGGCATTGGAGATGGTATCCAATTTGTTTGGTGGTGCTGCGGAAGAAGGTCGAAAACTTGCCGATTTGAATGATCAATTAGAGGATCAAGAAATTGCATTGGCGGAACTTCGTGCCAACCAAAACAAACAATTAGCACAAGCCCGTGAATTGTTATCGGATTCAAACGCGGCATTGGGAGATAGGAGAAAAGCCCTTGACCAAGTACGAAAAAGTGAAACCGATTTGGCATCAAAGGAATTAAAGTTCGCCCAAGACCGATTAAAGGCCGCGAAACTTGACCAACAAGTAAAT